CCCAAATCGGGAAAGGCGGGAGAAGTCCGTCATTTTGTCGGGCGACAAGTACGCTTGCGGGATATGGCTCCCATTCAACGGCGCAGACTGTTCGCCATCCAAGAAGTTTTCCCCCAAGTATTCCTCCACCAGCACCTGCGAAAAGAGCCAGCTCATTCATTGTCTCCCTTTCAATGCTTGCAGTTTAGCCCTTATATCGTCAGGCATAGGGATTGACATTGCTCTGCTCTTTTCAATCGTTTCTAGGGGTGATTCCTGCCGTTTAATCTCAGGAACTTCAGCACCATCCCATCTCTGTTGGTTCAAGTAGACCAATGGTGCAGGAATAAATGCACCATTTAACTTCAACCATTGTTCTGTTGTTTTTAGCCAATTTATGTGTTTTAAGATTTGTTCGGCTTGGGTATCGCAATAAGATTTATCCCACACCTGTTTGCATTTAGCCTTTCCACCCTTGCGTGGTGTGCTTGGGTAGGCTTTCCAAAAGTCTTCAAACATTAGTCTCTCCATCTATTGGTGGGTCAAATAATCCAGTCCATCTTTGAGTTTGTTCTTTCATCAAATCAGGCAATAGATTGAAAAATACCTTTGTTTGCTCAGGTGAAAGTAAGAATTGTGTATTTCGACCACATTCAAAGCAATCTTGTTTTATTACTAAGTATCCAACATCGGATACATAGAACTCTGTGGGGTAGCTATCGTTTAAGTGCATTGCATTTCCTTTAGACATAGTTTCTCCAAGGGTGGATAGAGTCATTTCTATCCTACCTTCTCCAGACTGATTGATGTTCATATTGAATCCTATTAACATTGAAAAACCAAAAAAGCCCCAAGTGCGCTTGACGGATTTGTTCGCTTATACACATGGCCTTGTTTACCACCGATGAACCATGTGCTTTACCAGTCGCCAAATCAACGCTGGTCACATTTTGCACAATGGGTGTACTTGTGTGCGGTGTTTTCTTCCAAGCAGTCCATGCAGACTCACTACTATCGTGTGGAGTACGGATGCTATGAAAAGACAATAAAAAAAGCCACTTAGCTCTACCCTCGGTGGAAACCCAAAGGTAAAAACCAAGGGCGAGAGTAGAATTAAGTGGCCTTACTTCATTGCTTTCCACGGCAATGGAACAAATCATAACAAACTTTTATGACTTGTCAACAATATTTTTCTCTTGTTGATGTTTTTCAAGAGAATTGGCAAGGAATCGGCGTAGCCATGAGGCTCCACCAAGTCGTTTAAACTCTTCTTTTAACGGGAGCGTTGTGCGGACAGCAACATAAATTGTCTGTCCAGTTATGTCTGATTTTGGTCTTGGCATAGAAGTCAATTGTGTAGTGTTAAACAAATACCACAATTAGGGTTTATCCTAGTGTTAAACATTATAATCTGTGTAACACTACAGACTCTACCAACAACAAAGGGCTTCAATATGCTGGAATTCGAGTTAAACCGCTACGACTTATACGACTTACAGATTGACTTAGATCAAAAACTGTTTGTCACTTATGAACTAGACCCAGAATACTCTCCCAAAGAGGGACTTACCAATGCTTTCTTTTGGTTTGTAGAACTGCAACTTGCTGATGGCACTTTCAAAGACATCACAGACGAGTTGACAGAAGATGACCAAGAGATCATTGCAAAACAAGTTGAGGAGTTACTCCATGACTAAAGACTTTGACAAAGCCAAGTGGGAATGCTATCAAGGACTCAATGATGAGGACATCATGGATGCCATCCAAGGCTCTGAGGCTATCCCTCTTGCCATCAAATCAGGTGACTGGGATATAGCCTTTCAATTCATCAAAGATCGCATTGACAACAAAATGCAGATCAGGGCTGAATTTTATCTGACTAACGACCGCACTACTCCATACATTGATGATGATGATGAAATGCGTACCTTACGCACCTTATGGCTCAAGAAAGAATATGAGGTAACAAAATGAAAATGAAGAACTCAATCGGTCAAATCATAGAGGAAAGTCAAGATGAATTCTTTTGCCAGTTTTGCACAATGCCTAAAGTGGCTAGTACGCCCATCTGCTCATGCTCAGGCTCTTGGTTCAAACTGCGAGACTTTGACTTTGATACCCAATTCTCTATTGCCCAAACAATCTTCAACAAACATAAGAAAGGTATTGCCGACAAAGAAACTGACTGACCCCGATTTCGTTTATACGAATTCAACAAACACAAACATTTCAAAAACTTTTCAAAATTTTAAATAGGATTAAACATGAATCAAGAACAGGTGTTAATGTTGCTCAACAAAAACGTGAATGAGCATACGGAAAAGAAAGCCAACCTAACCTATCTATCATGGGCTTGGGCATGGGCTGAAGCACTTAAAGCAGACCCAACAGCCATCTACAAGGTAGAGATGTTTGGAGACAAGTGCTACATGGACATCAACGGAACAGCAATGGTGTTTGTCACAGTCACCATGTTTGGCAAACCAATGACTTGCCAGCTTCCAGTAATGGACTATCGCAATAAAGCTATCCCTAATCCTGACGCATTTGCAGTCAATACCGCCATCATGCGTTGCATGACTAAAGCATTGTCTCTGCATGGCTTGGGTCTGTACATCTATGCTGGAGAAGACTTGCCTGAAGGCGAATCAGAATCAGATATAGATGTAGGAATGATGATTGACCACTTGGCAGCTATTGATGCCGCATCAACTTTAGAGGAACTCAAAGATGTATACAGCACTGCTTACTCTGCTTGCGCTGGTGATAAGAGTTGGCAAAAGAAAGTGATTGATGCCAAAGAAAAGCGTAAAGGAGCATTGAAATGAGCGATGTAGAACAAGGTACACCCGAATGGTTTAAACAGCGTTGCGGTAAAGCTACTGCATCCCGTATCTCTGACATTGTTGCCAAAACCAAATCAGGCTACAGCACCAGCAGGGCTAACTACATGGCTCAGTTGGTAGTCGAGCGCATGACAAACCAAGTGGCAGAGTCCTACTCAAATGCTGCGATGGAGTGGGGCGTAGAGAACGAACCCTTTGCCCGTGCCGCATACGAGGCTAAGACAGGCAATATGGTAGATCAGGTAGGTGCTATTGACCATCCACGCATTGCCATGTCTGCTGCCTCTCCTGATGGCTTGGTAGGTGATGATGGATGCCTAGAGATCAAGTGTCCCAACACGGCAACCCATATTGATACCATTTTGGGAGATGAACCCGCAAAGAAGTATTACGACCAAATGCAATGGCAAATGGCGTGTACGAACAGAAGTTGGTGCGACTTCGTGAGTTTCGACCCACGGATGCCTGAACACCTTCAACTGTTTGTCAAAAGAATCGAGCGCAATGATATGTATATTGCAGAACTCGAACAAGAGGTTATCCAGTTCCTTAAAGAGGTGGATGACAAGGTTAAAAAACTCAATGAAATTAAGGTGTAAATATGGAACAGCGTGATAACTCAGGTGTCTTGTTTAAGAACGACAAAAAGGAAACAGGCAACCAACCAGACTATAAAGGCAACATCACAGTTGATGGCAAACCCTACTGGCTCTCAGCTTGGATAAAAGAAGGCAAGTCAGGCAAATTCATGGGGCTTGCACTGAGTCCCAAAGATGATGTCAATACGACAGCACCAGCACAGGCAAAGAAGAAGCCTTCAGGCGGTTTTGATGACATGGATAGCGATATCCCTTTCTGATGTAACACAACGGGGAAAGCGTAAGTGAGTACCCACTAACTTTAATTGATAGGAGTGAATGATGAGTTCTTTAGATGAAATACATTTTGGAGGCGAAGTGAAAAGATTTTTTGACTTGCCAATATTTAACAGGGTTCGATGTTCTGACCCAGTAACCAGTTACGAAGCCGCTGATGCAGCCAAAGACTTGGCGACAAAGCACTTTGCCATCATTGTGGACTCTTTAAAAGCTCATGGTGCGCTTGGAAAAGACGGGATAGCCCAACATAGCGGGTTAGAGGCAAATCAGGTTGCAAGGCGTTTAAACGAGCTGTTAAAGCTAGGTTTAATAGAGTTGACGGGTAGTAAAGTAAAGTCTAAATCTGGGCGCAATGAGCGTGAATGGAGGGCAGTCTAATGTGGGATGTTTCTGTTACTTTCATATTGATGTTCTTTGGTGCTTTCACAATGATTTTTTGGGGAGCACTCCTAATTTGGGTGCTTTATTTACTACAAAACGAGGCAGATAATGACTGATGAAAAATTCAATTTTGATAGTAAGTTAGCAAGTATGCGTAAAGAGCCAGTTGAATCTTTAAACCGCAAGCGTCAGATCATGTCAACCAATCCTTACCGAAATCAAGTGATTGAAGAAGTGGCGCAGCACATTGAGAAACTAAAGAGCTTTGGTCAACCAACTGTTGATGGCTTGGCAATTTACATTAGGGCTATGAAGGAATGATTGATAAAATCATTCTCAGTGCAGTGCTGGGTACAGTGGGGTTCAATGGGTTATTCCCTGCCCCACCACCTCCGCTGACATTGCAACAAAAAGCAAAAGAAGCCTCTAAGAGTGCTGTTTGTAATAAAAGTAAGAAGCAAAGTAAGACAGTAAAGGAATTATGTGAAAGATGGGGAAAGTATGACTAAAAACGCATTTGATTGGAATGATGGAACACCATCAATCTGGACAAGGGATAAAGAACTACAAAGATTGTTGCAAGGACAGAACTGGGGTAGGCAAACTCAAGCCAAGATAGGACTTGAGGCAAAGCAGCAAGTAACTGTGTATTCACACGCCAAGCCATCTAAATGAGTTCTTACAATCCAGACCCTGAATTGGTTGAAATGGCAAGGAAAGCAGGGTTCATCATGCCTGACTTTGCTATAGACTCTCCAAACGATGCTTGGGCGGGTCGTAAAATACCTTCAATGTGGCTTGCCCTAGCTAAGTTCAGACACATCTGCCAACAAGAAGAAAAGGCAAAGTTTGCCGATGCTTACTTTGAGTTCAGTAAAAAATGATTCGCAAGATCAAAACCTTTTATGGCTCAAGAACTGGGCAAAAAGGCAATAAGAGAACCACGATATACCACGG